TAGAGTCGCAAAGCCGAGTGTGGCTGTTGAGCTTGATGTATATGAAGTAATCACAGCATCAGTACCAGCATTATCACCATTGACAAAGCCAATAGTAGCACCAATCAATTCTTTATCATCAAGCGAGGTTAATCGCTTACAAGTTAAAGTTGTAGTTGAGCCACCATCTGCCTTTTCATAGTAATCAGCTAATATTGGTAGTGCCGCAATAATGTCCGCATTTTTAAGCACCCACGCCATTGGTTATACCTCAATAAAGCACGACAACTTCATCATTGAATCGTAGTGTGCTTTTTTAGATACAGTAACGGTATCACCCTTTTTAAAGGTATAGATACCACCATCAATGCCGTGTGAACCGTCAGCAATTGCTTTTAATTTAAGTTTAGCAGAAGTCTTTTTAGCATCTGCTTTTTTACTTACTGCTTTACTCACATTAAACTCCAGTTAGTACGCGAAGTGCGTTCTGATCGATAACGCCATATTTCATCACGCCATACCAACCAACATTAACAGTACGACCAAGATTATCAGAACCCTCAACAACACGTAATGCTGGAGCAGAAGCAACAGCCTTACCAAGTGCGTTCATACCGAAACAAACAGTAGTACCAGCAGTTACATTAGAATCTTCCACGATGGTGAATCCCTCTAAAGCACCAACGATGCCAGAAGTCGCTTGACCAATATCTGTGTTTTGAGCAATAGTAATGTAATCACCTTTAATATCAGATACTTGAGCTGGATTAACAAATGCTACAAAACGACCATCTGGGAACTTAGCGATACCAGCGTTAGCCAAAGCAGTATATGCTTCACGTAAGTCTAGGTTATCTAAAGTACCAGCAGTATCAGCAGCGATAGTATTAGTACCAGCTTCAAGAGCAGCAAGACCTAACTTGTCGGTTGTTTCACCAAGGTTTACACCAACTAATTCAGCAGATGCTAAGTCAGCTTTACCAGCAGTAGCAATATTAGCCAAGCTAGTTGAAGTGATTACCGCACCATATTCAGCCATAGTTAAAGTAACTTTGGTGTCAGTCATTGTTGTTGATGTTGCTTCAGTACCGTCAGTTAGTGGCGTAGTTGCCGCCGACATACGTGAGAATACAGTGAAAGCAATTGATGAAGCCATATCGTCTTGACGAATAGTAGCGTAAGCATCAACTTTGTTGTAAGAGTTACCAGATACGATAACCGCTTGATTCATTAAATCTACTACCGAATCCGATAGTAGTGATTTAGTATTTACAGCCATTTTATTTCTCCTAAGAAATTATAATTCATTCTGGAGTGCGTATAGTTCAGCCATAGTTTTAGCGGATTTAACTCGTTCACCAACATCTAATGACGCTCGGTTTGAAGTCGCATCTACTCTCTTTGGTTGTACTTCACCACCAGAAAATAAGTAAGGTTTATCACCTTTTAATTGTTCAATAAATGTTGATTGGTCAAAGTCATCAGTAGCACTTGCTTGTGCTAATAGATGTTTGAAGTAATCAGCATCTTTGATACCGTTTTCAGTAACAACTTTCTGGACTGCCATATCAGCAACCATATTCTTGTTATTACTTTCCAAGCCTTCAATCGTACTATTCAATGTTTGAATCAACTCTGCCGCCTTATCCAAATCGGATTTATTGGCTTCATCGTTTTCTCTTTTAGCATTGATTAACTCTCGTGCTTGTTCGATTGAATCTACACCTAATTGTTCTGCCAGTTCAGTCTTTGCTCGGTTCGCACCTTTGCTAAAGCCTTTGTCTATTAGTTTATCAAGTTTAGATTGTGATAATACCACCTCATTTTCAGTCTTAGGAGTTTCGACCTCTACCGTTTTATCCACGTCTGGCATAACATTTACCTCTTATATATAAAAAGTCGCTTTAATAATAACATACTATTTTAACCCTTTGGCAATAAAAGTGCCAATACGTTTGTACATATATTCTTCTTGCTTATCATCAAGACCAAAAAAAGGGCGTTTTAATTTGTGATGATTACCGTGTGCTTTATTGGTTTCCGTACTGCTATTGAAATAAATCCTCGCACCATCTCTATATTTCTGTGACCTTATAGAGTTAAGCATCTGTCCGTTGAATGTTAGATTGACCTTTGCTGAACGCCCAGCCTTTTTACGCCTTTTAATATAATCATCATTCTTATAGCCTTTAAATGCTTTGTTGTTCATATCCTTACCCTTTTGGGTTCGGTTCTGAATACCAACAACAAAAGATTCAGCAACAGATGCCACTTCTTCATCAGTAGTATTGATTGTTCTAAGTAGCCTTTTAAAGTCAGGCATTTTAGTTACACGAATATCACTCATTTCTTTTTACGCTTACTCTTATCTTTGTCTTTTTTTAATAACGCCTTAGATCTTCGCTTGTCGGCTCGTAACATTATTTTTGTCCAAATGTTCATTCTAATACCTCAACTTCAATAACTTTAACTTTAATATCATTGACTGATTCGCCATCTCTATAACCAGAAGCTGTTACATTACTATCCTCGGTAATTTTTGTAATTCTAAATTTAGTATTTGGCTTTATAACAACCTCTCTCTCTTCTTGATGGTTTGATATTTCTGATATATCAAAACCTTGCTTTGTTACTTTCTTGGCTTTAATTAAAACAGAAACATCTTCGCCCTCATTGCCAATACCCCATTCTTTATTGTCATAGTATGATTCAGCAACATCTAAATCTTTAGAAAAAGAAAGTGGTGTTGAGTCTTTAAGATTATCACCAACTTTTAGATTATTTATATAATTGGCAAACTCTGGATTATCAGCCTTTTCAACAATCATTCCACGATAGAGCGTAGAACCATCATGGTTTCCATCATATTTCTTGAATGTAGCATCCATATATTTAGTGGTTTTAGATGTTAATTTACCTTTAGCAAACTCTTCTTTATATTCTGGGTAATGCCACGTTCCCCACTTATGGAACGCTTCTTCTTTATTATGAACCATTAGATTTTCTTGGTCGTTATCCCATTTTCGCCACGCCTTTTCTCTTTCTTCTGGTGTTTTATAATTGTAATGTGGGTCAAATACTGGTGCTTTAAATTTATCTTCTTTAGATTCTTTCAGCTGCTTGTTCGCATCTTTTCCAACCTTATCACCAATAATTCTACTAACTGGCAAATCATCTTTCTCTGGTGCTTTTCGCTCACCATATCCAGAAGCCTTAGCCTCTTCATCTTTCATCTTATAGAATCTATGACGGCAGTTATAAGCTCTTTTTGGGTTGCCCTCTAACTCGTTCTTTTCTTCATCTGTATAGGTTTCGTTTTTAACTAATAGATTGGAGCAGAATTGCCTTGTAGCACCATCATTAACGCCCACATATACCCAAACACCTTTGCCTACATCTTTTGCCCTTAAATCAATCAATTCTTGCTGGAACTCACCAATGGCGGTTAGAGCATAAGTCTTTGAATATTTAGCCAGATTAGAACCAGCGAGTGTTTGAGCAATGCCTTTAGTCATATCAACTAATGAAGCATCTGATATAGCGTACTTATATAATTCACGTTTAACCGTTAGACCAACATCATCAGCCAGTCTTAGAAACTGATTGCGTTTCATATTCTTTAGTGTTTGAATCTTGATCGCATCTTCAGCAGTAAACATAGTTTCAAAACCACCAGCAGTAAATGCTTGTGTTGTGCCTTTATACATCTGATCAAACTGCTTATCAATCAAATCATTAACTAAGTCGTAATATCCAGCTTGTTTTAGTGAATCACGCCAAGCAAATTCATAGTTAAGAATATCATCAGTTGATATACCGGCCAGTTGTGCTTGTGCTATACGCTGAACACGCTTAAATACTTTCTCTGCTTCACCATCAAATTGATTAATGAATCCATCTATACGGCCTTGCTCTTGATTGTATATTGAATCAAGTGTTGGCATTTGCCCCTAAACCTAGAGCGTTCATAGTATCAGTCAATGAGCCACCAGTCTTAACCTTATTAAGCATTTCATTACGAGCATTGATATTATCATCAACATCAACACGAGCATCTTCTTCTGTTAAGTCTGGATTGTTACGCATCAATACTTTATGTGGCGAAGTTAATCCCATATCAATTGCTGATTGGTCTATATTTAATTGTTCTGCTTCACTTGATGGATAGTTAGGTTCTTGGAAGTCAACAGACATATCACCATCACCAATAGGTTTACCATAATAATCAGATACTACTTTCAACATACTGAACAACTCTTGTTCATACACTTTAAAGTCTGCTTGTTGTTCCAGAGTAAATCTATCAAGTTTAAGGTTTTCCATCTGTAAAGCGAAACCACTACTTGCTTGAGATGTCATTCTAAATTGAGATGGACTAACACCATAACTAATAGCCAAGTTGTTTGCTAACTCTTGAGCCACCTTATGTAATTGATCGTAGTTGGATTGTAAATCAAGAACACTAATCTCTGTGTTTTGACCAGTTAGCGTTAGTATGCTTAACGGATCAAGAACTTGTCCGAGCAATTCACCCACGTTGTCACCTTTACCAACCAGTTGTTTAAACGATTGTGTTTTGATAATATGGTTTAAAAATGTTAGATGAACTGCCATATCAATTGTACCACCAGTTAAATCATCACCAGTGTATTTATCAAAGAAATCTTCATCACGCCAACCATTATGTAAATAGACAAAAGGTAATACGCCAAATGGATTAACCATTTCTTCATTATCTTCTACCGCTACAATCTTATCTTCACCGTTCTGTTTATCAACATAATAGTGTTCAGTATCAGACCAGTACGCCCAGCGTTCAGTATCATTGTCCTTACCAGTCATTTCTACGAAATAGGCAACCCATTCAACCTCTCCTTGATTGTAACCAACCTCTGTTTGGTGTGGCAGTCTTAACATTATCTTTGGTTGTTCTTTATTGCTATCCCAAGATACTTGAATTAACACATCATTAAATGCGTTTACATATCTATTGGCTTGGCTCATTACTTTATTAATACGAAGATTGTTATATAACTCTTGGTTATCTTCATTCTCAAACTCACGATTAACACCAAATGAATAAACATTACTAATAGCGTTTATTACTTGCTTGTAAATATTGTTATTGTCATTGATTTGAACATCAAGTTTAAGTTGAGCAAAGGCTCTGTATATCTGACCTAATTTACTAATGACTTGATTGTTATAGTTATCGTTATACATCGCATATCTTAAAGCAAACTTCTTTAATCTATTAGTAGGTGCTGTAAAGACTGTGCTTCTAATATCGTTGCGTGGGT